AAAACATATAAAAATAATGCTAATGTTGAAACAGAACCTGAATTAGAAACAATCAATACAGTTATGAACCCAATAGGGGTTGGAAGTGATAATGATATTGATATATTATTGAATGATGAAAATATCATGAAAATGTCTGATTTAAATGCTAATACAATTAGTACAATATCAGTAGCAAAAATGTATGCTGATAAATATCAGTCAGATTCTTTAAAACAATATATTAATAATTACTTGAAATTTAGTGTGTCTAAATCTAGAAAAGGTCGTGGTGAATTAGTAGATAGTTTTAAAGCTAGTATACTTGAACCTTTAGGTTTAGGATTAGAAAACTTAATGGGTGATAATGATGATAAATAATTTACCTATTAATAATCCTGTAGTTATAGGTATTGTTGGTGGAATGGGTAGTGGTAAAACACTAACTGCTACTGCAATATCCTATATACTTAGAGATTCCTACACCATAATATCTAATTACAGTTTAAAACATTCTGATATTGTATATAAAAACCTTGACGATTTAATGGATTTTCAGAAAACTATTCAAGGTATAGAAAACGATAAATTAATTATTCATGATGAAATTCATATCTTTAATGATTCTAGAAATGCAATGAGTAACAGAAATATGTTGTTTTCTTATATATTGACACAGTTTAGAAAAATGCACGTCACATTCTTATACACAACCCAATATCTAAATCAGGTTGATATTAGAATTAGAAATAATACTGACGTTATTTTACAACCTAATTATAACGATGAATTAGATGTGTTAGAAATAAAGTATTTTATACGAAACACTTTTGGTCAGTTGGGTTTTACTTTGAGTCATACTAAAATGTTTAATAATATAAAACCAATGTTTAACCAATACAATACTGATGAGTTAATAGGTGTTGATAATATACAAAAACTAGGTGATAAAATGGATTCTAATAGTTAATTCTATTTATTTACATTTAATCCTTGCTTTGTTAGTTATTATATGTTATAATGTATGTATAGTTAAAACATAAGGGTGTTTTGTTGGGTGTATAGCCTTTTAAAACAATTCGCCCTAAAAGAAAGTCCTTTAAAATGGACATAGAAACTATCATTTGAAAGTGGGTGAAATCATGATTAATAAATTAATGGGTGCTATGTTAGCAATCGTTGTTGGTGTCGCTATGTTGCCAACTGTTACAGGTACTATTGCAGGTTTAGATTTAACAGCTATGCCTACTGCAGTACAATCTTTAGTTGACTTGCTACCAATCTTATTTGTAGTAATTATCGTTGCAGGTGCAGTTTCATATATTAGGTTTAAGTAGATTATACTTTTGTATAAAATAATTGGTTGAAATACCAGAAAGGGGGTTTTATTAAATGTCATCAAAAATTATTAGTGTTATGATAATGATAGTTATAGGTGTTAGTTTAATACCTATTGTTGGTGACTCAGTTGCTAATGCAGATATTGTAACAACCACTGAAACCACTGTTGCTACAGAATTAGATACTGTTAGTGAAGTTGTAACAACCGCTAATACAGTTAGTGATATATCTTATGTTACTGTTAACGGTGTAACTTTAAACCCTGCAGATTACAGTTTTACAGGTAATCAAGTTACTTTAGTAGCGGGTATAAGTACAACCGGTGATGATATAGTTATTCTATATGATTATTCATCTGATTTGGGTACAGCAACTTCTAGTTTATTAAACTTATTACCTTTACTATTTGTTATTTTAATAGTGGCAGGTGCAGTTAAATATGTAAAATTCAGCTAAAATAATAAGGGGATTGTTATTCAATCCCTTTAAAAGAATAATAGATTTGAAATTGATTCAAGTCTTTTAATTAGATTATAAAGGGGGCAATGAAAATGAATAAAAAAGTATTAGTAATTAGTATGGTATTAATGGTGTTGTTTGGTAGTTTTAGTTTTGCATATAGTGGTGATGATGATGGTCTTGTTGTAGGTTTATTAGGATATGATGTTACATCACCTAGAAATCTATACGATGATTACAAATTTGAAATGACATTGTCTAATAATCCTGATGATGTTGATATAGAATTTAGGGTTTATAATATTGAAACAGGTGTATTAGAAAAAACAATTGATAGAACGTTGTTCGCTAATAATTCAACCTTCAGTGAAGCTGTATTTGGTACTTTAAACTATAGATACACCAACACTTATAGATATGAATTATATACAGTAGTAAACAATGTCCAGTTATTTGAGGGTTTTGTTGCTAAAACACCTAGTGTAAATTGGTATGAAAACGCAGATAATGCAGAATCAGAATTTTATGACGGTGCAACTATAGGTGATAGTGTATATAATGATATATATTTATTTGATTTATTATTTGACCCGCAGAAACCTAATCAAACTGTATTCACTACAGACGATTATTTTACACTACATTATAAATTTAGTAGTACTGATATGGGTGGGTTTTATAACTTTTATCATGAAAACACTTCAGAAACTTATAATTTAAGTTATGATGATATTGTTAGATATCAAACGCAATCTGAATATAATACAGATACGAAACGTAGTTTTATGGTAATACCAGTAAATGGTAATGCAGATTCTATATACTCTTATGATGTATCACAGTATTTTACTACAGGTGATAATATAATGGACGTTGGTTTTAATAAAGGGGTTTATACTTATAAACAAGTTAACCCGGACAGTACAACAAGTGTATACGGTCAAACTGATTTAGTAATTAGCGATGATAATATTGAATGGGATTTTTAATCTAGACAATGGTTCAATCAAAACAGGTTCTTTTGTTTATACAAATTTTATTAATAACACTTCTGAAGTCTATGATATATATAGTAATATACTTTTATCAGATTTATATTTAGGTAATATATATTCAAGTCAATATTCTAGTTATAATGATTTTGTAACTTTTGATTATCGTTTAATTGATATGAATACAGGTGAAATACAAGGTGAACAGAACCTATATATTGATTCTGATGTAGCAATAGCTAGAAATGGTTTTGCTTTTGAAAACTATAGTCGTAAAATAGTAAACTTTTATGAAATTAGATTTGTAGAAGATGTTGGTACAGCGTTAACAACCTTCTTAGAGTCTTTTGGATTGGGTGGAACTGCAGGGGGTATATTCTTTACTGCAATAGTTATTTTATTTAGTGTTGTTATGTTGGGTATGTATAACGTTGGTACTTCAGTAATTGGATTAGTTGCTATAACGTTATTAACTGCTTTGCTTTTATTGGGTTAATACCAATATGGTTTGTGTTGTTATTAGGTATATTTGGTGCTTTAACTTTATTTAATAGTTTAGGGGGTGAATAAATATGTTTAATGCTAGTAGTGAAACAGGTTTAGTAATAACATTGATAATTTATTTAACCTTTATTAGTTTATTAGGTGCAGGTTTAGGGTTAACCGTTGATACAATTGATAACCCTAATACAGGTAATGGTGGCTTTACTGTAGAAGGTGTAACAAGTATATTTGGTAGCTTTTGGAACTTAGTTACTTTTAATGTAAATGGTATACCTGCAGTAATGAACCTGTTATTTATTCAACCAGCAATATATGGTTTGATATTCTTATTGATGAAAGCAGTGATTGTAAATGTTATACCTTTTACTTAAAGGTATCAGTAGAATTTAGAAAGGTGGTAATGTATGGCACTATTTGGTGTACCAGAATATGGGTTTTTAGGTATGATAATGTTTTTTATAGCATTATTTGTTGTTGTAGAATTTAGACCTGAAAAACAACCTGCACTTAGAATTATTTTAGTGGGTTTTAGTGTATTAATGATGACTTTAGCAACCACAGGTTTAACTGTGATGATTTTTGCAGGTTTTGGTTTATATAACTTATTTGAAACGGTTAGGGGGTAGCATGGAACAGTATAGTAGTAAATTGATGACCTTAGCTTATTTAATGGTAGGTTTTAGTATATACGGTTTAGTTAGTTTTGTAATTGATGTTAGTAGTTTAATAGGGGGTGTTTTATAAATGTTTGATAGAAAAATAAAAGTAATATTATTTAAGGCTGATAAAACAGTTGAAATTTTGAAAGTGTCTAAAAAACACATAACCAATAACAACACTATAAAAATAGGTGATAACTCTTATTTATATGATACTAGTAAAATGTATCATTCAAAGTCTAATGCAGTTTTGATATTGCATGAAAAAATATCTAATCCTGTAGATTTAGATGGCATTATAAACGATGTTGAAATAAAGGGTGTAACACCTAGTGAACTTAATTCTATAGTTGATAGTAATGTTGTCAGTGAATTATTATCTAAAACCAAAAGTAATGGTGATGAAAACTTATTATTGCTAGCGGTTGGTTTATCTATAATTGTTGGTGCTGGTGCTATATTCTTTGCATATACCGCTGTAGGTGATATTGCATCACTATCTAAAACAGTTGAAGCAATGCACAATATAGTTCAGAACATACCAAATTAATATATTACAGTTATATTACATTTAGGGGTATATCTTGAATATATCCTTGAATGTGTTATACTTAATGTATGATACAAAGAGTTGAAACATAGTTGAATGAAAGGGTGATAATATGAATGATAAACTTAGTTTTAGTGAATGGCTTTATAAACTTAAAGGTACTACTCTAGCAGCAGTTGACAGTTTGGGTTATAAACAACGTGGTTATTTTCATCAAGCGTATATAAACTATTTGAAAAATGATTAATATTACAGTTATATTACATTTGGGGGTATATCTTGAATAATACCCCTTGATGTGTTATACTTATAGTATGATACAAATTGGTGAAACATAGTAGAATGAAAGGGTGGTAATATGAAATTATTAACTAAGGCGGATATAATATTTGAAAATTTTAATCCAGACAGTAAAAAATTTGAAAGTGATATGTCAGATTTATATTGGGCAAGTATCTCTAAAACTAAAGTTGTAGGCGATGAGTATTTTCTTACAGCTAAGTTTTGTGAATCAATATCAAAAATATATGGGTTGGTGTTATAATATGACCAATGCAGAAGTTAAAGTTTTAAGTAATTTTAATAGTAAGGTATATGAAAAAATGTCCATGCGTGATATAGTAAATAAATTTAAGGGTGCTGTTGTTGAACGTGGGGGTGATTTATCTAATACCCTAGCAATTGCTAATACCCTAGCAATTGCTAGAAATAAAATAAGACCTGATTTATACGCTTATGAAGACTCTAATGGTCGGTGGCGTGCAGGTCGCTTAGCAAAGCAAAACACAGGTCAATTTGTTTCTAGGGGCTCTGCTGGTAGTTTACGGGGTAATGCTATTAAACAAATTGATAAAATTGCTGATGCATATGAAGCTGTCAATAAAACATCCACTATAAAAACAGTTGATGCAGCTTTAACAAAATCCTATGAGTTGGCTAAAAAACACAAGCAATATATAAAACTCTATCCCAATGCTAAAAAGTCTGTTGTGTATGGTTGTACTGTAAACGATGTATTTGGTAATGATTAGACAGAAAGTTAAAATATTACAGTTATATTACATTTGGGGGTATATCTTGAATAACATCCCTTGATGTGTTATACTTAATGTATGATACAAATTGGTGAAACATAGTAGAATGAAGGGATTTGATAATATGAAAAATATAACTTTAACAGAAGGTTTATTAATAATACACAGTTTAGAAGCTAGAATAAAACATAAAACTGAAATGATAATGTTTTTTAACCCTAAAACAGATGAAGGTTTAATAAACACATATCGTGAAGATATTGTTAAATTAAATGGTATCATTAGTAAAATGGAATCAACTTTAAATATCTAATATTACAGTTATATTACATTTAGGGGTATATCTTGAATATATCCTTGAATGTGTTATACTTAATGTATGATACAAATTGGTGAAACATAGTAGAATGAAAGGATTTGATAATATGAAAATTAAAAAATGGGGCGTTTATTGGATAGATTTAAAAGGTGTTAATCATTATAGTAAAGGGGCTAGACCTTGTTTAATAATATCTGATAATAAAATAAATAGTACATCTGATTGTATAACAATTATACCTTTAAAAACATATAGAAATAA